GCGAATTATTAAGTTTTGATATATAATGGAAAAACAGAATACCACATAATGCTAAAAAATAATCCTGAGGAAAAACGCCCCATAGAAGTTGATACAGTATCTGGTGAGTATTATGTAAGATTACCTGAATGGGTCGTTAATGACCAAGGTTGGTTTGAAGATACAGAATTGAGGTTTAAAACAGATGGCGATGAACTCATTATCACAGAAGGTTAGTACATATCACATCTATCTAAGAGGAGAGTGTCTCTTCAAGGATCTTGATGAATATGAATTTAAGTTGATATGGGGAAGAATATATGAATCATACTTTAGAGATGAACTTACTTATGAAGAAATTCAACTTGATGATGGTATAACAGAAGATGCAAGTTATTGATAATTTTTTAGATGAAGAATACTTTCAATATCTTTATGATAAAATAACTGATCAAAGGAATTTTGGATGGCAGTTTCAAAGAAAGGTTGCCACCCATGAAGAAGATGAGAATAGAAATCTAAATCATTTTTACTGGGTACATAGTTTATATTATGATTACAAAGTAGAAAGTGAGCACTATGAAGACTTTCATCATTTGTTTAGGCAATTAAAGGTACAGTTCTTACATAGGGCAAGATGTCTATTATTCGTGAATCAAGGAGTACAGCATATACATGATAGACATATTGATACACCATGTACTAGTAATACTGCGTTAATCTATATGAATACGAATGATGGGTTTACTGAATTTGAAGATGGTGAGAGGGTTGATAGTGTAAAAAATCGGTTGTTACTTTTTGATGGTTCAGTTCCTCACAGTAGCTCAACACCTACTAATACTAGAGAGAGAATGTTGATATCCGTAACCTATCTTTAAGTTGACATAGACTACATAATGGGATATAATATTGGTATAACATTACGTAGGTTATGGCTAAAGGATTTACAGTTAAGGCGAAATCCCCTGTGGTAAAAAAAGAAGCAGAGTGGGATTACGAGAAAGCAAAAGAACTCATTAAAGGTAAAACAGTAGTATTCTGTTTACCTGGTCGTGGAGTTTCATATACATTTTTAAAAAGTTTTGTACAGTTATGCTTCGATCTTGTCCAGGCGGGTGCTTCGATACAGATCTCACAGGATTATTCCTCTATGGTGAACTTCGCTCGGTGCAAATGTCTCGGTGCGAATGTACTGAGAGGACCTGAGCAAAAACCTTGGGATGGCAAGTTACAATATGATTATCAATTATGGATTGATAGTGATATAGTATTCAACTCTGAGAAGTTTTGGCAAGTGCTATTAATGGATAAGGATCTTGCTGCTGGTTGGTATTGTACTGAAGATGGCAAAACCACCTCGGTAGCACACTGGTTAGAAGAAGATGATTTCCGCACCAATGGTGGGGTTATGAATCATGAAACCATCGAAAGCATCTCGAAAAGAAAGAAACCATTTACCGTGGATTATACTGGTTTTGGTTGGTTACTTATTAAGAATGGCGTATTTGAGCATGAAGGTATGCCTTATCCTTGGTTCGCTCCTAAGATGCAAGTCTTTGAAAGTGGCGAAGTACAAGATATGTGTGGTGAGGACGTTTCGTTCTGCCTAGATGCGAAGGAGGCAGGTTTTGAAATCTGGTGTGATCCTCGTGTTCGTGTAGGTCATGAGAAGACTAGGGTAATCTAATGACCAAATATAATATTCTAATTGATGGTAAAATTGCTTTTGAGGGATTAACCCAAGAGGAGTATTTTGATAAAACAGAGGATTTGGCACAGCAGTTCTATAATTGTGGTGTGCCCGATCCAACTTCTTTAAAAACTGAAATGATTGAGGATGACTAATGGCAGTTAAAACAAAAATGGGTGGATTCGGTACTGGTGATTACATACAGGCAACCCCGAAGAAGACTCGACAAGGAACTGGAAAACATACGAAATACGCAGCATCGTCTCGTAACTCTGCTCGTAAAAAGTATAGAGGGCAAGGGAGATGAATGAATCTCCCTTTTTTGGTGTCCATCATGATAACTTCATATCTGAGTTTGAATCTAATCTTGATTGTGATCTTTTAGTTGATTATTATGAGCAATTAGTTGGTGCTGGAGCAGTAGGTCCTAGAAATAATCGAAATATTGTATCTGATGAGCAAGTTTCTCTGGAAAATATGCTATGTGTAGATGAACTTACTGTAAGTATAACAAGAGTTCTAACCGATTGGCATTCCGTTGTATTGGCATGTGTTCGTGATTACTATAAAAAGTATGATATATTGAATACTCGTGCCTTTGAGTTTAAATACGCCAAGTTTCAGAAGACTCGTCCTTCTCAAGGGTATCATATGTGGCATCATGATGCTGATCCAGAGGATCCTTATCGTAAATTAGTCACTTTATTGTACTTAAATGATAATTTTGAAGGTGGAGAAACTGAATTTTTGTATCAATCATGCCGTATTTCCCCTAAAAAAGGTAAATTCGTGATTTTTCCTGCTGGATGGACTCATACACATCGTGGAAACCCTCCATTAGGTGGAAATAAGTACATAATGACGGGTTGGGTCGAAGAATTTCCTACAAATAAGATCAAATTTCCCGATTTTGGGGAAGAAAGACCGCCTATTTTACAAAATTAAAGAATTGAGTATAAATAAAATGAAGTGATACTAAAATCCTTCAAGTGCTTACAGAACCACGCAAATCACGCTCGTTTAAAGATATAAGTTTGTCCTTCGTACCACATCCTGTTACGAAGGATTTGCCTGTCTTAACAAATGAACGTGCGATTATGCGATCTGTAAGGAATTTGGTGGAAACAATACCTACAGAGAAGTTTTTTAACACTATTTTAGGTACTGATATACGTGACACACTGTTTGAAAACTATACAAACAGTACTGTAATGGTGATTAGGGATCAAATTAGAACAACTTTAAGAAATTTTGAACCAAGAGTAGAAAATGTTGAAATAGATGTTAATGGTCAACCCGACCTTAACGCATTTGAAGTGATTGTTTTTTATGATATTGTTGGTATCCCTTTACCACGTCAAGTATTCACCTTTCTTTTAGAACCAACTAGGTAAGATATGCCATATACACAGTTTTCTGACCTTGATTTTGGTCAAATTAAAACACAAATACGAAATTATCTTCAATCAAACTCAAATTTTACTGATTTTGACTTTGAAGGATCAAATTTTTCAGTTTTAATCGATACTTTAGCATATAATACGTATATTAACTCATTTAATGCTAATTTAGCGGTAAATGAGACCTTTTTAGACTCAGCAACTATAAGAGAAAACGTAGTTTCGCTGGCAAGAAACATAGGATATGTACCAAGATCAAAAACTTCATCAAAAGCAACTATATCGTTCCAAGTTGCAATTGATGATCCAACAGCATCTGTAACACATTTAAGTTTAAATAGGGGTTTAGTGTGTATTGGTACTGCTGCTGATACTTCATACAGGTTTTCAATCACAAGTCCTATAACTTCAAAGGTATATACTGATTCTAGAGGTCATAGGGTATCTGATTTTACTGACTTAGAAGTAACACAAGGAACATTTTTAACTAGTACTTTCCTTGCTCAAATACCTTCTGATCAAAAATTTATCTTAGATAATTCAAGTATTGATACTTCAACCGTTAAAGTTACTGTAACAGGTAATGCTGTTGGTAGTATGGGTAGAGAATTTTCAAGAGTTGATAATATTTTAAATTTAAATAAAGACTCAGAAATTTATTTAATACAAGAAATACAGGATGAAAAGGTTGAAATATTGTTTGGTGATGGTTTCTTTGGTAAACAATTAGAAAATAATGATCTTGTTTCAGTATCATATATTGTTAGTAATGGTCCAGGTAGTAATGGAGCAGAAGTATTTGATTTCCAAGGATCATTTACAAGACCAGATGGTGCTAGTATCAGACCTTCTAAGGTTGTAAACATAACAACCGTTGTACGTGCTTCAAATGGTTCTTTCAGCGAAGATATATCATCTATTAAGTATTTGGCTCCTAGACTGTATTCCGCACAGTACAGGGCGGTTACACCAAGGGATTATGAGGCAATAATTAAGACAATTTACCCTGCAACTGAATCAATCTCTGTTGTTGGTGGAGAAGAATTGTCACCACCAAGATTTGGTACGGTTCAGATCAGCATTAAACCAAAAAATGGTACTTATGTATCTGATTTTGATAAACAGCAAATTAAAAATAAATTAAAGAGTTACGCTATTGCTGGTATTAATTCTGAAATTATTGATCTTAAAATGCTATATGTTGAGATTGAATCAACTGTTTATTATAACACCTCAATTGTTAGTGATTCTAACACATTAAAACAGTTTATAGTCAATTCACTGGAAACTTATTCAGATACTGTAGATATTAATAAGTTTGGTGGTAGATTTAAATATAGTAAAATTAATCAACTTATTGATAGAGTTGATGAAGGAATCACATCTAACATTACAAAAGTGAAGATTAGAAGAGATTTAAAGGCATTAATTAATCAATTTGCCCAATATGAACTGTGTTTTGGTAATAGATTCCATATTAATCCAGAAGGATATAATGTTAAGAGTACTGGATTCTATATTTCTGGATGGTCTAAAGTTGTTTATCTAACTGATATTCCAAATACCAATGATTCTGGTAAATTAGATGGTAGTGAAAAGGGTGTTATTTGTATCGTTTCTAAGGATAATGATGATCAGATGAAGATTGTTGCCAAGGATGTTGGTATAGTTGATTATAAAAAAGGTGAAATTATACTTAATACTATAAACATAACATCTACAATTGCTGCGAATAATCTAATTGAGATTCAAGCGTTTCCTGACTCTAATGATGTGATTGGATTGAAGGATTTATACCTCAAATTTGATCCATCTAATAGTACGATAAATATGGTTAAAGATGTAATTGCTTCGGGTGAAGATGTATCAGGCGTTGTATTCTCCAGAGATTATTACACTTCAAGTTATTCTAACGGAACACTAGAAAGAAAGTAGAATGAGTATAGAATTTGATAAGAGAGTTCAAGTAAATAGGATTATTGAGAGTCAGCTACCCGAATTTGTGGTTGCTGATTTTCCATTAGCTACAGAACTTTTAAAAACTTACTATATTTCCCAAGAAAATCAAGGTGCTAATGCAGATTTACTTGATAATATTGATCGGTATATTAAAGTTGACAATCTAGTTCCTGAAGTTATTACTGGAACTACTAATTTAACTGAAGAAGTACTCATAACTGATACTATAATTGAAGTTACTTCTACAAAAGGATTTCCTTCTTCATATGGTCTTTTGAAGATTGATGGAGAAATTATTACATATACTGGAAAAACAGATACTAGTTTTACTGGATGTATTCGTGGATTTAGTGGTGTAACTGGATATAGTGTTGGTATATCAACATCATTAGATCATGTTAACAACGAAAATCTAGTATTTGAGGATACTAATGCTTCTGGTCATGCCAATGAATCTATAGTTACTAACCTTAGTGTCTTATTCTTACAAGAATTTTATAAGAAGATTAAAAAGACATTTTTACCTGGATTAGAAGATAATAAGTTTGCTGATGGTATTGATGTTGGTAATTTTATAAAGAATGCTAGATCATTTTACCAATCAAAAGGTATTGCAGAATCAATTAGAATACTTTTTAAAGTATTATATGGTGTTGAAGCAGAAGTTATAGATCTTGAAGAACGTTTAGTTAAACCATCAAGTGCTGAATATATTCGTAGAGAAGTTATTATTGCTGATGCTCTTAATGGTGAAGCTCAAAATCTAGTTGGACAAACAATATTTAAATCAACTGATTTAAGAACTAATGCTTCAGTATCAGAAGTTGAAGTTTTAACTAGAGATACTAAACTTTATTATAAATTATCTCTTTTTGTTGGTTTTAATGATAAAGATTTAATAGAAGGTACATTTACTATACCTGGTAAAACAAAGGTATTGGAACAAGTTGTTCCTGGTGAATCTATTGTTTCAGTAGATAGTACTATTGGATTTGGACAGACTGGTAACTTTACTGTAGAATATCTTAATGGTAATGTTGGGGTCGTTACTTATACCTCTAAGACAGTTAATCAATTCTTTGGATGTAGTGATATAACTGGTAATATTGGAATTTCTAGTGATTTAAGATCAACCGAAACTATATTTGGGTATGAAAATGGCGATTTAAGTAAGAGAGTTGATTTAAGAATTACTGGAGTAGTTTCTGATTTTGTTCCAGAATCTGATATAGCATTAATTTCAGAAAAACAAGAGATAACTGTAAAGAATGTAGGTGAATATATTCAAAATCCATCAGAAACTACTCAATCATATAAACAAATATTTGCTAATTCTTGGATTTATAATACAAGTTCTAGATATGAAATAAATGGATCAATTAATAGTGGTACAACATCATTTACCTTTTTAAGTAAAATTGATAAGTCTAGTTTAAAGGTTGGTGATAGTTTTGATATTATTCGCAGAGGAACTAATATTAGAGTTGGTGGTGGTATAGTTAAGAGAATTGATAGTGATTATGTATTTACTGGAGAAGGTGTTAACTATATTGCTAATGAACCACATTCTTCTGTATTTTATGATATAAGAAGGAATTTAAGGAAAGCAAATTATGATACTGCAAATACTAATGCACTAAAGTTATCTGATGGTACTAATAAGATTATTGCGGATACTTTAAATGTTTATGTTGATAGTGATGATTTTGGATATGCTGCTTCTAACTCATTATCAAGTCATAAGATCAATGAGGAACCATTAACTGGCACTATTCCCTCTGGAGCACCTCCTCATATACAAACAGGTACTATTAATGCTCTAACAGGCGTTGAGATTAATTTTACAGAGATTAAGTTTTCTGAGAAGGTTAAGTTCCGTACTGGAGATTCGATAATTTATACTTCTGACAAACCACTTCTTGGTTTGATTAATGGATCTAAGTATTTTGTTAAAGCAGATTCTACTGAAAAGGTTATAAGGTTATATGATACAATTAATGCGATTGAAAGAGATTCTGCTAAAGAATTTAATCAACCATCAGATCCAAATGCAACACATATATTTACATTAGAAGATCATTACAATAAAGAAATAAAACCAAACAGTATTTTAAGAAAGTTTCCTCTTGGTCAAGATTTAAATATACCTTCAAAAGAGGAAAAACAATCTAAAAATATTGGATTATTGATTAATGGTGTTCAATTAAGATCTAACACCAATGATGATTTTATAACTTATGGTACAGTTGAAAAAACAGAAGTATATAATTCTGGTGAAGGATATGATGTAGTTAATCCTCCTAAAATTAGAGTAGGAAATGCTAATACCTTTATAAAACCAGATGGAACTGTTGGTATTGGTACGACAGCACTTGTAGAACCAGTTATTAGAGGAAATATTAAGGAAATATTGGTAGATCCACAAGATTTTGATATTGATAATGTTTCTTCAGTAAGATTAACTGGTGGTAATGGTAAGGATTGTTTCTTACAACCAGTAGTTGGACCAAGATATAGAGAAGTTGAGTTTGATAGTAGAGATATATTCTTCTCAGGTGGATTGGATGTACAAGAAGAGACAATAACCTTTAAATCTGAGCATAATTTTGTTGATGGACAATTAATTTATTATAATAAAAATGGTCAAGATCCTATTGGAATTACACCATTTAAGTCCGCAGCAACAACTGTAACAGAATATCTTGTAAATGGAGCACCTTATTATGTTAAGGTACTTAATCCAAAGAGAATTAGGTTATTTAAGAGACCTGAAGAGGCTACATTTGGTGTAGCTGGTATTAACACTATAGGATTCTCTACAGCAACAACTGCTGCTGGTATTCACAAGTTTAGAACAGAATCTAAAAATACGTTAAATGCTGTAAAAGTTATTAATCCTGGTTATGATTATCAATATAGAAAATTACCAGTAAGACCATCTGGAATTTCTACTTCTTATGATACTATTAATTTTGTAAATCATGGATTTAGAGATGGTGATATTGTTGAATATTCATCTGATGGAACTACTATTGAGGGATTGGATACCTCATTATCATATCTTGTTATTAAGATAGATGCTAATTCCTTTAGATTGGCAGAATCTGATGCTGTTGGAGTGGCAAGAACCGATTTTGAGAGAGGAAAATATGTTGATTTGAGATCAACTGGAACTGGATATCAAATATTTAAATACCCTGATATTAAAATAGAAACCACTGTAAGTTTTGCCACAACAGTTACTGGATCATATGAAGGAAAAATAACTCCTATTGTTGAAGGTGAGATAATCGATGCATACACCTATGATAATGGTAGTAATTATGGTTCATCTATTATTAATCATATTATTAAACCATCCATTGAAATAGTTAATGGAAAAAATGCTGAGATAAAGGCATTTATAGATGATGGTAAAATTTTAGATATTATTGTTCTTAATGGTGGTCAAGAATATAACTCATTACCACATATAAAAATAGAAGGTCCTTCTGGTAATGGAGCAATACTAAGACCAATTATCTCTGATGGTAAATTGAATGATGTTATTGTTATTAATACTGGTATTGGATATTCTTCAACTGATACTAATGTTTATGTTGATCCTAGAGGAAAGAATGGGTTATTAAGTCCACAAATAAGAAGATTGGAGATAGATGATGTTCAGAAGAGAGGTATGAATATTCATTTAGAACCTAGTGGAGATGATGGTTTATTATATGAAGTAAAAGCATATGATCAATCATTAAGAGATGAATTTGGTGATTCTGGTATTAATAATGCTGGTATAGGTACTCATTCACCCCTAATAGGATGGGCATATGATGGAAATCCAATATATGGTGCGTTTGGATATTCTATTCCAAATGATATTGGTGAAGTTAAGAGATTAAAATCTGGATATGTTAAAGATAACACTTGGTATGATCGTCCAGAGCAAGATTCTGGATATTTTATTGATGATTATAAATTTGATGGTAGTGGTGATTTAGACAAACATAATGGTAGATTTTGTAAAACACCTGAGTTTCCAAATGGTGTTTATGCTTATTTTGCGACATTAGATGAAAATGAAAATCCACAATATCCATATTTTATAGGAAAAACTTATAGATTACCATTTATTACTGATAATCTTTCTTTAGATCATAAATTTGATTTTAATAATTCAACACTTTCTAGAAATACTTTACCATACAAAGTAAATGATAGATATGCCAATAATGACTTTATTATTGAGTCTAATGAAATTACTAAACAAAAATCAGTTATTGAATCTGTAACTAGGGGTGTTGTAGATACATTCCAAGTTTTAGATGGTGGACAAAATTATAAGGTAGGTGATTTCACTTCATTTGATAATGAAGGTACTGGTGGTAGTGGTGCTAGAGGTCAAGTTGATCGTATTGTTGGTATTGGTGTTTCTAATATTAAGACCGAATTAACTACATTTGAGAATGCTACTCTCATTTGGAAAGATGCCCAAACAGTTGAAGCACACTTTTTACCAAAAATTGAGTTAAATGATCAAGATACTGTATTAATTTCTGGATTAAGTGCTGCTAATTACAAGTTAAACAACTCATTTAAGGTTGGTATTAGTACCGATATTATTGGATTAGCAAAGACAATGACTGTTAATAATAATCCAAATGGAAAAACTGAGGATATTTACGTAAATATTATACCAAATACTGTATCTGTTGGTGGTTCTTTACGAGTTGGTGATGAAACTCTTAAAGTATTAAACCTATATGGTTTAGAAAAGATAATTAGGGTACAAAGATATGGAACAGGTATTGGACATACTTATAGTTCTGAGATAGATGTACTAAACAATAGAATAAGTATTCCTGTTAAATCTAATTATTTTGATTCAAAATTAAATGACTTAGTACATTTTAATGGTCATCAGTCTGTAGGTTTAGGTACTACTTGTGGATCAGTAATTGATTATGTGTATGGTGAGATAACAAATAATATAAATGTCCCTCAACAAAGCATTTACTTACCAAATCATTCATTTAGTAATGGGCAGAAAGTTAAATTATCAAAACCATTAACTGCTACTTCATTCTTAGTTAGTAGGGATGATGATGCATCAAACCAATTCTATATTCCAGACCAATCAACCGCTATTTCAGAATTATATGTTGTAGATAAAGGTACTGATTATATTGGTCTTGCTACTAATGTTGGTGCTGCCAGTACCGAAAGTGGATTATTCTTCTTTGGTAATGGTGATAATAATTATCAATATTTAATAGAATCTGATCATGATCAGTTAACTGCTAATATTGATAGAGTAGTTTCTACAGTTACTACAAAAGTAGCACTGGCAAATACAACTACTCATGGATTAGCAGTAGGTGATCTAATTGATCTAGAGGTTGTTCCTAATATTGCTGTTGGTATTGGATCCACTGCTCCATTAACTGTTTCATTTAACGATGAACATCAGAAACTATTAATTAATGAAATTAGTTTCAATGCTACTGCAGTTGTATTAAACACTGATACAATTACCATACCTGATCATGGATATAAGACTGGTACTAAGGTATTTTATGATAATCAGGAAATAATATCAGGATCTTCTTTAGTTGGTGGTCTTTCTGTTGGAGCATATTATGTCCATACAATTGACTCAAATACTATTAATTTGTGTGAAACATATAAAGATTCTATAGCAACTCCTCCTATAATAATAGATTTAACTGGTCAAGGTAATAATAAGCATACTTTATCATTAATTAACCCACCAATTACAGTTGTTAAAAATTCAGATTTAACATTTGGAGTTGGTTCAACATCATTAGAGGATTATAAATTAAAATTCTTCTATGATAGAGAATTTAAGAATGAATTTGTAAACGCTACCAGTTATGACCCATTAGAATCTGTTCAAGCAGCATTTACTGTTGCTGGTGTTGGAACTGTTGGTGTTGGAACATTCTCATCTAGTCCTGTAGTTGGTGCTGCTGTATCGATTGGATTTAGTACTTCTGTTCCATCAGTATTATACTATGCTCTTGAGAAGAGTGGATATATTAGTACTGCTGATACAGGTGTATATAATTATTCAGAAATTAGATTTGTAGATAGTGCTTATAGTGGAGAGTTTAGAGTATTTGATGTTGATGACGAAACATTTAAGATTTCACCTAGATCAGTACCTGAAGTATTAGAATATCATGATACTCAGTGTGATTTATTTGAATATTCTAGTAAGTCTGGAAATATAGTTGGACCTATTAAGTCTATAAAAACAATTTCTGAAGGATTTAGTTATAAGAGTATACCTGGATTTACTTCTGTTACTAGTGCTAATGGTGAAAATGCTAATGTTGTAGCACTATCAACATCTATTGGTAGAATTAATAACTTAAGAATTATTGATTATGGATTTGAATATTCTGCTGATAAAACTTTAAGACCTGAGGCATATATTTCACCTATTGTTAGAGTTGATGATTTAGATGTAATTGAGTCTATTAAAGTTATTAATCCTGGAGCAGAATATTTGAGTGCTCCTGATGTAATTTTATTCAACCCAGAATCTAAAAAGGTTGTTGATACTACTTCATTAATGGCAACTGTTCCTAATCAAGGAATATCTGAAATTAAAGTAATAGCACCAATTAAAGGTTTAGATTCTGTAAACCATAGAGTTATCACTATCAATAATTCTAATGGTATAGGAATTGTTTCTATGACCACAGATGGTACTGTTGCTAGATGTGTAATGGAAACACCAATCAATGGATATGATGTTCCACCATTTGCTGCTGGTGATGAAATATTTGTTGAAGGTATATTAATGGGTTGGGAATCTGGTATTGGTACTCAGACTTCTTCAACTGCTGGTATTTCTACAGAAGGAACGGGATATAACTCAGAAGATTATGATTATCAGTTCTTGAAGGTTAAATCTTATGATTCATCAAACCCAGATGTGCTGAAATTTGATTTGGTTGGTTTAACTACAAATCCAGGAATTGCTAAAACATATCAGACTGGATATGCTAATATAGTTAATCGTAAGAATTATCCAGTATTTGAGACTGATCAAAAGAGAGCAGAATTTACAATTAGTGAAAGTTTATTGGTAGGAACTCCTTTTATAAAAAGTGATCTTATTGTTACTGAAACAAGAGATGATTATATTAAAGTAGATGGTTTAGACAATCTTAGGACTGGGGATAGAATAGCTGGAGAATCTTCAGGAACTAGTGCTACTGTTGTTGGTATTGATAATCAATATGCTAAATTTAAAGTTGATTATTCTAATAGACAAGATTATGGATGGATTGATAATACGGGTAAATTAAGTGACGATTTCCAAGTAACACCTAATAACGACTATTTCCAGAATTTATCATATTCTATTAAGAGTACAAAAACATGGGATGACTTTGTAGATCCTGTTAATAGGTTAGTTCATCCTTCTGGTCTTAAGAATTTTGCCGATACTGTTGTTGAAACTACACTAGCAGGTGTTGGTATTGGATCTACATTCTTTACTACACCAACATTAGTTCTTGATGTTGTTGGTGAGAGAAGAGTCGATACTATTAATGATTTTGATCTTGGTATTGATTTTGAACCAAGAGAATCTGGAAATACTCGTGATTCTAAGTTTGTTGATTTCCAAAATGCTAAATTAACAGATTATAGTAAGTGTAAGACAAATAGAGTATTGATACATGATGATATAAGTGGAAGATTCTCAAGTAAAGGAATACAGGATTTATTTACAGAAATAGAAGAACTTAATACAAATTATGCTCGTTATTTGGTTCAAATTGTTGATGCTGATACATTTGATATTCAGGTTAGTGATTTAATAGTATTAACTTCTACAGAAAATGCTTATTTGATTGAGAAATCATCAGATTACTCTAATATGAAATTGGGTGATTTTTCTGCTGATGTTGATTACTTTAAGAGAAAAACTTTATTATTTACCCCAACAGATAAGTTTGATAAGGATCATGATATTAAACTCCTTAAGACTTCATTTAATACTGATAATATTACAGCTGGTACAAAAGAATTTGGGTCTGTTGATTTAATTGGTAATAATGTTTCTGTTAGTGCTGGTCGAACAATGTTCTCAGCAACTATTAGTGGAACTACACTAACAACAACTGATTTTGATCTTCTTAGTCTTAAGCATGTAAATGGTCTTCCTACTACAAATTCTTTGGTCGGAATCGGTACTACAGTATCTGGTTTAGGTCTAATAAAGGATACTCTAGGTAATGAACTTACTGAGATTGTAAGTATTGATAGTTCAAGTACAGCAACAATAAAGATCAATCCTGATACTACTCCAAATGCCCCTACAGTACCTTCTAGTTACACTACACCTGTTACGGGTCAATTTGGATTTATCAACACTCCATACTTCGTTAACAACGGTGTTGGTGGATTAGATCCAGTACCAGTTCCTATTGGTGTTAGTACATCAAATATTATGGAATTTGCTGATACTAATTGTAATGCTTTCTATGCTAGTGTTGTTGCTAAGGATGATGTTACTGGAGAATTAGATTATACAGAAGCAATTGTTAATGTTAATGGTAGTGATGTAACGATATCTCAACTTTATGCTGATTTAACTCAGACTTCTCTCAGTATTATTGATAATGGAACGGTTGGTATATTAACCGCAAGTTATGATTCTGGTACTATTAAATTTGATTGTATTAATGAAAGGCATTCTACTATAAGATTAAGTACATCTGTTGTTGGATTAGGTACAACTACTGCTGGTATAGGAACCTATAGATTTAACGTTCCTGGGCAACCAGAAGGGGCAGAAAGAACTGCTAGGTATGAATCAACATATAACACGACTGAAGTTGGTACAGGAGTAACTGTAGCAACAATTGATAGGACTATTGATAGTACTGTTAAATCTATTATTAAAGTTAGACAGGGTGATAAATTTGCTATACATCAACCAATTCTAATACATGATCAGAATAATGATGCTATTACTGTTCAATATCCTCATATTGGTGAAGTTACTGGTTTAGGTACTTTTGGATCAGAAACAGATACTCAAAATGTGAATTTAGTATTCTATCCAGATGATAGTGGGTTAGTTGAGGTTCAATCATATAACGAAGTCTTTAATACTATTAACGATTTTGCTAATGAACCAGATGTTCTACAATATGGTCCTGTTACCAGTGATCTATTATTAACATCATATGATGGTATTAACGGAACAAGAGGTAATAAAGTTAATTTCAATTTAACATATCAAGGTATTCCAATATATGTTAAGAAATTCAATCCTACAGACACTACAAGGGTTATAACAGATTCAACTCCAGGTGCTGGAACTACTTTTGCTATACCAAATCATTTCTTTAATACAAATGAAGAGTTAACTTATACACCAGAATCTACCTTTATTGGTGTTCCTCCTGTTTCAGTTGGAATTGCTGCTACATTAGATGCTGATGGTAGTTTAGTTACTGTCATGCCATCAAAAGTATTTGTTAAGGCAGGTAGTTCTGATAAATTCCAAATATATTCCAGAAAAGAATATATTGATGTAGGAAATCCAATAACAATAACAACTAATGGTTCTGGTAATGCTCATAAGTTTGAGATGACCAAGAAATTAAGTAAAACTGTTATTGGTCTTGATGGAATTGTCCAACAACCAGTTACATATACTTCTATAAAGCATAGTTTACCTTCTAATATTGGTATCGGAATTTCTCAATTTGCTTTGAGTGGAATTAGCTCAGTTCAACCAAGAGATGTATTAAAGATTGGTAATGAGTATATGAAGGTTGAGCAAGTTGGATTTGCTACAGAAGTTGATGCGACAATTAACTCTAGTAATGATTGGGGAAATATACCTGTAGTTAGGGTTAAGAGAGGTTCTTTAGGAATTGATGCTTCTACTCATAGTGCTGGAGACGAAGTAAGAATACATAGAGGTTCATTCAATATTGTTGATAGTACAGCATGGTTCTTAGATCCACCTAAAGGTAATACTAGAACAAGAAGAAATGATACTAATATTCCTTATGTTAGAGCAGAATATAGTGGTAGAACATTCTTAAGGACAAATTATGATACCAATATGGTATTTGATGATATTTCAGATTCCTTTACTGGAATAGGTAAGACATATACATTAACTGTTGGTGGTGCTAATACTGTTAGTGGTGTTGGTGTTGGAAATGGAATTTTATTCATTAATGGGGTATTCCAGACACCATTAACTTTAAACAACTTAGGTAATAATTATGAAATAGAAGGAAATGCTACTGCTGGTATATCCAGTGTTACATTTACTGGAATTAGTTCTGAAAATGGGCAAAAAATTGAATCTGAGTTTGATATTAATCAAAATCAACTTCCAAGAGGTGGACTCATTGTTTCTATGGGATCAACAACTGGACTTGGTTATGCTCCTTTAGTTGGTGCTAGAGTTTTAGCAAAAGAAACCAATGGTGTACTTGATAGTATTGTAAGCATTGCCTCTTCAGTAGGTCCTATTGGTTCTGGTATTGAGACTGCTCATTATGATCCTGTTACTGGAATTATGACAGTTACAACTAATACTGTTCATGGTTTTGCTTTAGAGAGTCCAGAAACAGTTAAATTAGAAGATCTACATTTTACTTGCCCAACATACACCGTTGGACAACCTACTGCTAATACAACATATGATGCAGCAACAGGTGATATGGTGATAGAACTTGCTGGTCATGGTCTTTCAAATGGCGATTCAATTAAATTAAAAGAAGAATCAATCACATTTAGTTGTGGATTTGGTGGTGCTTCTGGTTCTGCTGCTGAAAAGTCATATCCTAGAAAGACTGATCCTGCCTATGACAGATATATGTACATATCTGATGTTACTGCTGATACTTTCAAAGTTAATGTATTATTTGGAGTAACACCTACCAATACAGACGCACACACCTTTGTTGGAGCAACTCCTGATTGTGTTCAATCACTAAACTATATTGGAGTTACTACATCAATATTCCAAAATCATGAAAGACCTATTCCATTGGTCGGAGTAACTTCAGAAAGGAGTTTCCAAGTTAATGTTGGTATTACTAGTATTCCTCATAATTATTTGAAAGGTGGTGCTGTATATGCGTTCTATGATGAGTTGACACCAGGATCTGGATATCGTGAACCAGTTTCTATTGGTGTTACTGATATCAATTATCTTCATAAGTTTGTAAGTGCTACTACAGATGCGATAACAGCATATACAGGATCATTCATGGGTCAGAATCTAAATCCAACTTTAGCGGATTATAATTCTGAAACTGGTAGTTTATTATTCACAACAGAGGTACATGGAATACCAGAACCAGTTGATCTTGATATTAATGATGCTAAGTATGATGCTAGAGTTGGTATTTTAACAGCATATGCTGGTACAAATTTTGATGTTAGTGGTGCTACATATGATCCAACAACAGGTAATATGGTTCTTGAAATAGGAGATCATGATGTAGATACTAATGATAAAGTTAAGATTGCTCCAAATTCAATAACATTTAGTTGTACTTTTGACAATCAGGTTGGTATAGATTCTCACAAATCATATCCTAGATCCTCTGGAACAGGTAATGCTGGTGGAGGTGCTGATCCAGCATATGATACTTATTTGGATGTTATTGCTGCTGATAAATTAGCTGGAACAATTACTGTAAAAGTATTAACAACAACACCATCAACAAATACAGATCCTCATTTATTCGTAAGTGCTACTGATGGTTGTGTATTTGTTCCAAGAGTCTTTACTAATAATGAACAAGTTAAGTTTGTAGATGGAGCAATTACCTTCAAATGTGATATGGATGGTAATACTACAGAGCATTCTTATCCAAGATTAAGTGATCCAGCAAGAGATAAGTGGTTATTAGTTTCTCAAGCAAATAATAATAAGTTTGAGGTTCAGGTTGGAATGAGTCCATTAGTTGGTTGGACTCCACAATTAACTGGTACGAGTTATGATCCAAATACTGGATTAATGGTTCTTGAAATAGGAACTCATACTCTAAAAGCTGGTGAAAGAGTTAGATTAGATCCATTATCATTGAAGTTTAGTTGTGGATTTGGTGGTGCTACTGGTACTGCTGCTGAGAAATCATATCCAAGATCTACTGACCCTTATTATAATACTGCTATTCCAATTCAATCGGTAACAGAGACTTCTATTACCTTACAAGTATTGACTTCTGTACCTTCAACAAACACAGATCCTCATACATTTGTCAGTGCTACTACTGGTGCTGTTAAGTCTGGTGGTTTCTATCCACATACTTATGTTTCATCTATAGCAAAGGGTGTGAGAGCAACAAAATCAATGAAGATTGCTACAAATTCACTAACCTTTAAGTGTTCTAAAGATAACTTCATTGGAAATCATACTTATCCAAGAACAACTGATCCAGCATATGATACATTCCTACCTATTACTGGTGCTTCACAGAATACATTATTAACTAATATTGGACCTGGTGGTGGAGCAGGAACTGGAGCAGTTGTAACCGCAATGGTAGCACCAAACAGACATAAGTTTGTAAATGCTATTGGAACACACAAATATGTTGATTCTATAAGTGATGCTGTTACTGTTGCTGGTATTAAGAGAGATGTTAGTAATGCTGTTTATACTCCAAGTACAGGAGATTTCACATTAACAATCGGTAATCATAGTTTCACTACTAGTGATACAGTAACTATTGCTCCCAAAGCAATAATTATGACATGTGATGCTGATTCTCATGGATCAAATCATGCTTATCCAAGACCAACTGATCCAGCATATAATACTCCTTTAGCAATTACTGCTGTAACTGCTCAAAAAATTACATGTAATGTTGGAAAACCTGCACAGATAGAAAGTGTAACTGCTGATGTTGGTGGTCCATTTACTGCTAATACTGCTGCTTATGATCCTCAGTCGGGTATCATGACAGTAACTACTGCTACTGCTCATGGATTTACTGCTTCAGATACTTTATCCACAAATACTGCAATATATGATCCAAGAGCTGGTATTTGTACCATAACTACAACTACTAATCATGGATTATCTAATGGTGATTGGGTTAAGTTAGAAGATAATTCTATATTCTTTGAGTGTTCTGAGGACAATTATGCTAGTGAGCATTCTTATCCAAGAAGTACTGATCCTTTATCTAATAAGTGGGTTCAAATTACAATTGATGGTGCTGATAAAATTGAAATTCAAGCATTATCAACACTACCTTCTACAAATATATCAGCACATCAATATCTACGTTCTGTAGAAAATAACATTCAGAAAGCAAATAATAGAGTTAAATTTGCTACTGGATCTTTAGTCTTCCAATGTAACAAAGATCAGTACTCCACAAACCATGCTTATCCAAGAACAACTGATCCATATTATGATACCTTTATGGGTGTAGAGACTATTGTTTCTACTAAGAAATTTACTGTAAATGTTGGTAAATCTCCTGCTGGTACTGGTGGTGCTTTAGAATTTACTATTGTTGATGGTGGATCTGGATATGTAAATCCAGAATTAATGATTCCTCAACCAGTTTATGAAGATATTCCCATAGTTGGTGTTTCTAGACTAGGTGTAGGTAAGACTACAGATACTGGTGAGAATCTATTGCTTAATTTAAATGTAGGATCTGCTTCAACTGCTGTTGGTATAGGATCAACATTATTTGAAATATCAGATTTTGCTATATCAAGACCTGGTCATTCATTCAAGATTGGTGATAGATTTAAGCCTATTGGATTGGTTACATCTTCAGAATTAAGAGAACCTCTTAAAGAGTTTGAACTTGAAGTTGTTGAAATCTTTAATGATTTCTTTGCTGCTTGGCAGTTTGGTGAAATTGATTTCATTGATAATATTGAAAATCTTCAGAATGGTGTTAGGAGAAGATTCCCATTATTCTTTAATGGACAACTATTAAGTTTTGAAACTGATGAAAATGATTCTATATCTTCAGATATAGATTTGAATGCTGTATTACTTATTTTTGTTAATGGTGTTATTCAGACACCTGGTATTGCTTATCAATTTGAAGGTGGTGCTACATTTACATTTACTGAAGCACCTGATACAGGAGATAAAGTTGATATATTCTTCTATCTTGGTCAAAGAGGTATTGATGTTGAGATTATCGACATTCAAGAAACAATAAAACCAGGAGATGATATTAGAATACTTCGTCACGTTCCTGGTAGACAAGATCAAAATAGAAATAGAACAGTTAAAGAAATATTATCTTCTGATATTCTTGAAACTGACATTTATACGGGTCCAGGTATTGATAGTTTGGATGACTTTATATGGAGACCAGTTGATTGGGCAAAACAGAAGGTTGATAAAATTATTGAAGGTAGTTTAGTAAGTAAAGATAGAGAATCTATTGAACCTTGTGTTTATCCAACAGCAAAAGTTATTTCAGATGTTAAAATTGATTCTGGTATAGGACTTGATTTACAAGATGGAATATTTGTAGATGATGCTGAAATTTTCTTCTATGAAGAAGGACCACTTCGTCTTCCTAGTTCTGAGCGTTATGGTGTTACAGTAGATGCTGTAGATAGTATATTATTACCAGCAGTTCCAGATCAAACTCCTGCTGATGTTACTTTAGTTTTAGGTAATAATGTTGGTACTGGAAATACTGAGGTTACTTCATATACAATTGCTAATAATGGTAAAGGTTATTTGACTACACCTACTGTTAGGATATCAAATCCACCAGAAATTGGTGTTGGTATTGGATCTACTGCTACTGCTACAGCAACAATTTCAAATGGATCTTTAACAGCATTAACAATTACAAGTTCTGGATATGGATATAATGTAGCACCACAAGTGATAATTGAAAATCCAGTGTATAAAACTGAAGATATTAATCTTATTAAGTATGGGCAAGGATTTACTGGCATCATTACTGGTATAGGAACTGCTGTTGGAACTGGTGGACATCCACTTGCTCTTGAGTTCTTCTTTAATGTAACTGATGGTAAGCAAGCAAGTTTACTTCAGGCAGGATATCCAATTCTAGTTAAAGAAACATCTATTGGTGATGGTGTTACTTCTGTTGATAGTGGTGATGCTTCACTTGTGGGTATAGGAACAACTTTCCTAGATAATATCTACAAGGTACATTCAATAACTGTAGCAGGTGATAAGGTTGGTAAGATCAAGTGTAATGTACTAAGTACAACTAATCATGTAGGTTTAGCTTCTACAGGTAGATACTTACCTGGAAATATTGGAGTAACTACTTGTTTGGGTAAAATCACTTGGGGTAGATTATATGGAGACACCACAACTAGGGAAGCAAGTCCAATTTCAATTGGAGTGACTGGACTTACTATTGATTCTGGTTTATCTACATTCCCAACAATTCAAAGGAGAAACAATGTATTGGGTTCCCTTAAAGGGTTGAGGAATACAGGTGCTATTAGATTACAAGTATTATAATGACTATAAATAAACAATAAAAGTATATTTAAGATGCCAGCGATTGTTACTGACCAATTTAGAATACTTAACGCTAGTAATTTTGTAGATTCTGTTACAAATAATAACTACTACGTTTTTATTGGTTTACCAAACCCAACCCAAACAAAAGAGGGTGGTGTTATAGGGTATGGTAGATCAGAAACTTGGAATCAGTCTTCAGAAACACCTAGACCACTTGATAGTTTTTCCAGCAATGCTCATGTTGGAGATATTATGATGTTTGGTAAGAAAATACAAGCAAAGAATATAAGAAGAGTTATCAAGAGAATTGATTGGAAAGCTGGTGAAAGATATGAGATTTATCGTGATGATTATAGTCGTGAAAATCAAAGTCCAAATACTCAAGCAAATAAGCTATACAGATCCAGATATTATGTAATGAACTCTGATTACAAAGTTTATATTTGTATTGATAATGGTGGATATGGTTCTAATACATCTCAGACTGCTAAAGGAAATGTATCTCAAGATGAGCCAACATTTACCGATTTAGAACCATCTAAAGCTGGTAGTAGTGGTGATGGTTATTTGTGGAAATATCTATTTACAGTTTCACCTAGCGATATTATTAAATTTGATTCTACTGAATATGTTGCTGTTCCCAACGACTGGGAAACCAGTACAGATCCTCAAATAAGATCAGTTAGAGAAAATGGAGATTCTATCTTAAATAATAATCAAATTAAGCATGTATATATTGAAAATGCTGGAAAATCTTATTCAAACTTAACTGGACAAGAGGTTAACATTGTTGGTGATGGAATTGGTGCTAAAGCAAGAGTTGATGTTAATTCTGATGGTAATATTACTGATATAACCGTTACTTCTGGTGGTAAGGGATATAGTTATGGATTAGTTGATTTGGGTGCGGTTAATACCAATTCAGGTGGATCAAGTGCTAAATTAGTTCCCATTATTCCTCCAAGTAGAGGACATGGTTATGACATTTATCAAGAATTGGGAACCGATAAGATTTTAATTTATGCCAGATTTGATGATAGTACTAAAGATTTCCCAGTAGATACTAAATTTGCTGTAGTTGGTATAGTAAAAAATCCTACTAAGATTGATCAAGTAACAGTCTTTAATGAAAATCAGTTTTCATGTTTAGATGCTATGTTATTTAAAGATGATCAATTAAGTCAAGATCCAACTCAACAAGTAACAGGAAATCCACAAGTAGGTGAAGTAATTGAGCAAACACAAACCGATGCTTTGACTGGTGCTTCAGTTAAAGCAAGAGCATATGTTGCTTCATTTGATCAAGATACTAAAGTGTTAAAATACTTTACTGATAGATCATTAAATTATAGTGGATCTCAGGATCAAACAGATTATATTGGTATATCTACATTAGGTAGACATTATTCCTTTACTTCAACTGATGGTGTTGTTGAGGGTAAGAGTTCTGGATTTAAGGGTTATATCAATAATAACTATACTGGAATCACAACTAATCCTACTGGAAATAAGCAAGTTGATCTAGGAATGGCCTTCACAGAAGGGTTGGCAAAATCCGAGATAAATAAAGGATCAGGGGAGTTGGTTTATATTGACCATCGACCATTGATTGCTCGAAATGAGCGACAAAAAGAAGACGTTAAAATCATCCTGGAATTCTAAAGTAAAATGCCACAAAAGACTAA